AAGATTTTTAGGAATTGACAATGTCCATTTATATAATGCGGATTTTATAACATTTGATACGCCATTAACATATGATTACATTTTAGGAAATCCACCATTTAATTTAAGAACTCAAGTTGATACATTAACTTTTATAGTTGATCCAGAAACGAAAACAAAAACTGAAAAAGTACAAAAAGTTGATACTGTATGGTATGATGTAGATTTTGTTATGAAATGTTATAATATGTTAAGCGACTCAGGGGGTCAATTAACAATGATAATTTCAAGTAGATTTTTAAGAGAAAATACACTAAAATCATATAAGGCATTTAATGAATATTTAGATACATTAAAAAAAATAAAACCAGATGCCGTATTAATTACTGAGGTTGGAGGATTTAAAGGAGATGAGACTATTAATAAACAGATGGAAACTAATTATGGTATGGTATGTATTACCCTTAAGAAAGTCCGTAAATTTCTTATGTTTAAAGGGGAAAGAAAAAAGGCGTGGAATGAAGAAAAGGAAGATGAATAATAAATATTATATGTTATATTTTTTTGATTGACTATTTCGCGACTTAGATATTTACAATGAAAAATCTAATATTATATATTTAATATGAAACATCTAAATATTAGATATTATAAGATAATTATAAGATATATACGATGAAAAATTTATAAATTTTTACTTATGAATATCTATATAATATCTTATTTTAGATTTTTCATATTAAATATATAATATTAGATTTTTCATTGTAAATATCTAAATCGCGGAATGTTGATAATAATATATTTATATTTTTTTATATATAGTATTATATATAAAAAATCAAATATGGCAATCCCAATAAATAAGGTATTATATAAGAAAGTAAAGGACTATGCAGACACTGTATATAGTAAGCCGAGCGCGTATAAGAGCGGCTTTATTGTGAAGACATATAAGCAACTAGGAGGAACTTATGAAGATAGTGGAAATGATTATAATTTAAAAAGATGGTTTAAAGAAAAATGGCAGGATGTGGGGAATAAAGAATATCCTGTTTATAGGCCTACTATTAGGGTCAATAAAAAGACACCACTAACTATTAATGAGATAGATAAAAGCAATCTAAAAAAGCAGATTAAATTAAAACAAAAGATAAAAGGGAATAAGAATTTACCACCATTCAAAAAAAAATGATCATATAATTGTATTTATACATTAATCAAATCTTTCATCGATTGACTTTCATCAGTTTTTATATAGTTATTTTCAATAGTGGAACTACTCGTACCCATTGCGGTTGCGGTTGCCTTTAACTCATTCATAGGCTCTTTAAATTTATCAGTTAGATATATATTTCTGAGCATTGAAACCCCTATTTTTTTATTAAATATCTTATTTAGTATCCGTGTAATATCATTAACTTTGTCTAATGGTTGACCATTATAATGAACTAATAGATATGGATTTTTTGATTTTTTTAATGGGTGTAATTTTACATATAATTTTAATAGTTCTAATAATTCTGCTGAAATAGGAATATCCTGTAAATTATATGTTCCCTTAGTTTTATAATTATAAAATAAAAATTTATCTTTATCAAGATAATTAAAATCTTTGAAATTTTCGCCTAAATCTTTTGGAGTATTTAAATAAATCATTACCTGATAATCGCGGTTTCTTCTGGGTTGTTGCAATGTATATAAACTTAAAATTATAAAATGTAATATATCAGTCCACTCTTTTTCATTTACTTTTTTAAGTTGTAATAATGGCAATGTTTTATCATATAAATTTTGCCATATTTGCATAACCTCATCCTGAGAAATCCAGTTTTTTGTTTGTGTTTCTGATTTTGAATTATTAACTTTTAAATCCTTATTCATTTGCATCATTAAATTATAATAAAATTTATTTACCATATCAAACCCCTTTAATCCCTTTATTGTGCTAACAATTGAAATTAAATATGACCGCTGTGAGTTTGGTTTTAGATGATCTATTTTTTTTAATATGTCATCTGTCTTTTTTAGAAAATTATAATTCTTAATTTCTTTACCATCATTCAAACGAATTAGATTTTTTTTATAAGTTTCTTTTGTCGATTCTGTTTGTGTTCTCGCCGACATCTTAAAAAAAAATATATTATTATATTTAGATAATTATATTATATTTCAATTTAAATATTTAATTATAATCCACTTTCAATTAATGATTTATGTGTGAATGTTAATTTTATTGATGAATTTGTAGTGCCGAATGCCGATAGCGGAAAGGACTGACCTTCTAAATTCATCCAGTTAACACCTACACTAAATGAATTTAAAACCGATGCCCCTGATAATTTTATAGGTGATGAATAACTATCTAATGACGGAAAATATGAAATAGGCTGTGTAAATGATGAGGCACCACCAGAACTATAATTAACAAGGAAATCACATAATATAGGACTTACAGCATTATTATTTGAATTGCCTACATTTGCTAATGGCAATGCACTTAATGTTGGATATGCAATAGGCAATGATGCAACTATTTGCAATTTTGCTAAACTACAAAATGCCCACGGAGCCTGAACACTTTGAGAAAATTGTATTTGAACTACATCAGGGTCTGATGGTGTATATGTAGGAGGGCTGGTAGTAGGGGTATAGTTATTTCCTAAATTCCTAACATTTAATAAATTGTCAATGCCTGTAGGTGTATTAACATTTGATGATTCTGCTATAAAATCCCATCCTAATAAATACTGTCTATAATTATTATTAAAATAGATATTTATAACTTCATCGCCGCTGGATTGGTCATAAAATGACATTGGATAACAATTCATTGTAAATAGTTGAGTTTGATTTTCCCATCCCATATATGGCGGATTATCTGGAAGTTCCCCACCTGCTAAGGTTGCTAATTGTGTATATGCTGTAGTTAATGCCGTATTTACCATATCGCATATAGTGTAATATGAATATACATAACCCCACCCATTCGTTGGCTGTGTTAATACTGGAGTTGCTGGAGCAGTCGCACTAGCTAATGTGTTTATTACCCTTAAATATGTTTGGTCTGATGATAATGCCCCATAAGTTAAAGTAATACTATAAATTGTATTATATCCATCATTAAACCCAGAAGTAGTATTTAAAACTGGCGACCATAGTGGTATTAATTGAGTTGAACAGATAAAGCGAGAGACTGAAACGTAATAATCAGATGGATTTAAAACAATTGGTGATGATCTATTTACAAATGTAGATAGTGAATTAGCCGTTGATGTATTTAAACTACTCAAATTAATTTCTAAATCAAAAACAGTTGGTGGAACTCCTGAAGTTGTTGCCATTTTTTTTGAATAAAAATAATTATATTTTGATTATATATAATACAATATAAAAATAATTATTAAAATAAATGACGAAAAGAGTTTTAGAATTATTTAGTGGGACTGGTTCAGTTGGTAGAGTCTGTAAACAATTAGGGTATGATGTAATATCATTAGATTTAAAGGGTGCAGATATTAATTGTAATATATTAGATTGGGATTATACCACGTATGAAACTGGATATTTTGATATTATTTGGGCATCTCCCCCCTGCTATACCTTTTCATCAATGAGGACATCGTGGATAGGTAGAAAATTAAAATCACATAATGGGCAAATATGCACATCTGAATTATTACAAAAAGACATAGATGAAAAGGGATTACCTATTCTGAGAAAAGCCGAAGAGATAATTAAATACTTTAAACCTGAATTATATTTTATTGAAAATCCTAAAACAGGAAGAATGAAAGAATATATAAATAGTCCATTTTATGATGTAGATTATTGTATGTATTCAGATTGGGGATATCAAAAGCCTACAAGAATATGGACAAATAAATTAAATTTTGAGCCTAAAAAATGCAATAATAGCTGTATTAATATGGTAAATGGTAGACATCGTGCAAATTTTGGATGTCGTAAAACTATAATAGATGATAATGGTAAAAAAATAGATGTAAAAACAAAAGAGCAAAAGGAAAAATATAAGGACTGTAAAACTGCATATACATATATTAGTAGTCTAAAAAAAAGATATAGAATACCAGAAAAATTAATATATGAATTATTAAAATAAATAAATAATATATTTTTTTTAATATAACAATAAATTATTTGCGAGTAAATTTTCAGAATTAAAAATATTGCGAGATGTTAGCCTTAGATACTTTAAAGTCTCAAAAAGGTAAGAAGAAACTAAATGGCCGACCTGTGGCACTCGTTCAAGAAGTTGAGGGCGGTAAAGTAGTAGGAATTTTAAAGATTTTAGAAGATTCTGAAGATGGTGAAGAATTAATTGAATTGCCTAAGCATTTAGAATTTAAATTATGCCCAGAAACGCGAGATTCTATGATTGATGTTGTTATGCTTACTGGGCCGCAGGGTGTAGGGAAAAGCACGATAGCGGCATCATATTTTAAGGCATTTGATGAAATTTTTGGAGGTGATGAAACTAATAAATTTATTATTAGTGCAGATGATATTGATGATCCAGCATTTGCTGACACACCACATACACGTATTGTAGTAGATGATACGTGGGATGAAGCACCGCCACAATTAGAAGACTTTATTAATGAAAATGGCCGCAGCATAGTTTGCTTTGATGATATTGAGGGCTGTAAAGCAAACAAAAAAAGAGCATTAGCATTAGAAAATTTAGTAGAAAGAGTTTTAACACAAGGGAGAAAACACGGTATAAATACATTAATGGTATCGCATTTAGCGGCATCTGGTAAATCAACAAGGCATATATTAAATGAGTTAAATACATTCATTTATTTCCCACGGTTGGGTAATGGGCGCAATATTCAGTACTGTTTAGATAAACATATAAATATGAGCAAAGAAATGAGAGATTATTTAAAAAATAGTGATTGGGGTCGTTCCGTTGTTATTAAAAAAAATTGTCCAGAAATGATATTAGGACAACACCGCGCCGCAATTTATGATCACGATGATGTAGCGAGTGCGTTAAAAAAGAGGTCAATAATAGATAAGAAAAGGGCAACTATGGAAGCCGAAGAGATGTTAGGCCTCAGGTAAAAACTCATTTAAATATTTAATATTGTCATCAATATTTTCATACTTTCCCCATAAAAGCATCATAGAAAAAAGAGCAGGACTGGGAGTAATAGAATCTATTAATTTTTTTTCATTATAATTTGCAAGATGGCGAGAAATATAATTCATTCTTTTTTTCTTATCGTGATGGTCAATATATGTGCCATATTTTGGATTTTTTAATCCGAAATCATAATGAGTATTATCATCTAAATATACTCTAAAACGCTTATTTTTTTTTGGTGATTCTGAAATAGAAATAATTTTCATTTTTTTTAAAATTTGTTATATATATATAAATATAATGAAACATAAAAAAATATTTGGCTTTTTCACTGGGTTAATTTTAGGAAATATTTACTTTGCCATAGAAGATAATAATAAACTAAATAAACTCAGAGACGAAATAAAAAAAATAGAAGATAGAAAAAGAAATGGACAAATCATTAACGGATACAGAAATGAGAGAATTAACTAATAATGAAATTCCTATAATGACATATAGCGAATTAGTCGATAATGGCGTATTAAATGTATTATTATCAAATCCGAGTATGGCCTGTATCTTTTTAATACGACAATCTATGAACTATGGCCATTGGGTTTTAATATGGTTAAAAACTGAGGGAAAGGAAAAGGGATTATATTTTTATGATAGTTATGGTAATGAAGTAGATAGCCACGAATATAAAAAATATGTATCAACCGATGTATTAAAAGCGGTTGAACAAGATGAACCATATTTATTAAAAGAATTATATGATAGTGGATTTAGAATATATTTTAATGAATATCCACATCAGTCATCAAGTGATAAAATTTCTACCTGCGGAT